GAGCCACTTGCAAGCCCTTGTGAGGGAGAAAGAGTGAAAGACTTAACAGGAAGGACACGTCTTTCTTCAAGCACCGAAAAACACCTATTTATAGCACCCGGCATATTCACAAGATAACTACCATAGTTTTCATCTTGCATAGCATTATCAAGTTCATCAATCGTTAAGTCGGTATTATAATTGACAAACATTATTTTTAATGCTTCTATTTTGATATCCCCTAATTTCATAATCTCTCCTTCGCAATTTGGTGGAATTGCACCACCGATTTACTTTTAATTGCATATAAAAGCCTACCTAATCATAGATAGGCTTTTTTATTAAATATTAAACGATTGCAACAACGCCAACACTTGGAGTGCCGGGAGATACAACCACGATTTTACCCTTGTTTTCTCCGGAAACATTCTTAAATCTTCCACTTTCAAGTTTAACAAGGTTTACACCCACGGGAACGGTTAAGGTAAGGTCTGCTACACCTTGAATACCATTACCGGCTTTAACGGTAAGAGTGGTTGCAGCCGAGCCACTATTTTGCACAACAAGAATCATCTTGTTGTCATTTTCCTTCCATTCAATAGCCTTTGCGGTGTTAGCGGTTAAGGCAGAAAGTTCAGCCTTAACAATTTCATTTCTCATAGTGATATTCATATTACTCTATCCTCCTATTAAGCGTATTTTACATTGATATTGATGATTTCTTTTGGTCTTACAACCTTTGCATCAAATAAAATGTAGCCTTTTACAGCATCGGCAAATTTCTTCTCCGGACGATATGCCTCGGTGTGAGTCAAAGGTTTAGCGAATGCTACTGCCCTTTGAGTTCTAATCATAATGTTGTCTACCGTGCCATTGCTGGTCTTGTGGACGTTGTTAGACAATTTAACAACAACATTACCATACATACCGACCTTGCCATTTTTAAGGATTTTGCTATTGTTCGTATCTTCAAACTTGTAAGCCTTTTTGAAGAGTTTGTAGAAACGAGGAGAAACGGTCATAACTACCTTGGTAGTTTCCTTAACGTCATTTTCTTGCAATACTTGGATTGCATCATCAATAAGGTCAAGGATATACTTTTCTCCGGAAGTTTCAGTCTCTTTTGCTACTACCTTAACGGCAGAAGCGTTAAGAGGTTTAACCGAACTATCAACGGCAAATCCTGCAATGTATTTATCAACCTCATTTGCCAAGCCTTCCGAAGTTTCTTCTTCAAGGGCTTCCATAATGCCACCTGCACCTTGTGCTTTGTCAATGTCTCCAACCATATAGTTGAAGGTAGCAATTTGGTTGATATACATAATAACGGAAGTATCTTCAATTTCTTCCGGGTCATTAAGGTTTTGGTTTCTATCTGCCTTTGCAATTCTTGTGATAGTAGGTTTGCCTACACCAAGAATAGTGACGGATTCACCTTTCTTCTTTACTTCGCCTTCGTATTTCGTATTGCAATCTTCTACGAATACACAAAGTCTTTCTAATTCTCTGTTAATACCTTCGTTCCAAACCGAAGGAATAAAGTTAGCGTATGCCATAGTTTTTTATCCTCCTATAATTTTATTTTTTACCATTTACGCATACTTGCCCTAATCTTGTCATAGTTCTCGTGGACTTCCTTTTCGGTCATCTTTTGAACTTGCTCTCTCGTAAAAAATCCATTATCGGTTGCATTAGGGCTTGATAAAGCACCCGGGGAAGCCTTCGCATTTGCAAGGGTTTGTTTTGCCATTTCTTTTGATTTCTTTTCGTATTCGGCAACAATCCCGGCAAATCCTTCATAGATTTCCGTCATAGGCATTTTCCCTACTTTCCCACTTGCATAAAGTTGGAATTGCTTATTGCTAATAAGAGTATCAATATTCACTTCCGGGTGTTTGGTAGCAAAGTCCTCACGGTCTTTTGCAAACCACTCCGCTTCTTGCGTTCTTTTTGTCTCTTCGGCAATTCTTTCCTTTTCCTTTGCTTTATGAAATTTTGAGAAGTCAGCCAAGGGGTCTCCACCATTTTTCTCAATTTCCTTCATAGTCAAATACTCTTGCACGTCCGTAGAGTCTTTCATCTCTTCGTTGGTGTAAGGGTTTTTGCCACCAAGGGTCTCAATAATGGCATCTTCTCTCGCCTTTTGTAATTCTCTTTGACGTTCTGCCTCACGTCTACGGCGAGCATTTTCGGAGTTTTGCTCTTTTGTGTTAGGTTTTGGCTCTTCTTTTTGAGGTGTTTGACCTTCGTTAGAAGTATCCGTAAACTTCACTTCATTGCTTGTCTCCGGGGTTAGAGTAGTGTCAGCGTTTCCACTCTCTTGTGGGATTACTCCCTCCTCATTTGTTTGCGCTGTGTTGAGTTCTTCATTTGGCATAAAATTTTCTCCTTTGGATTTTTTCGCGTTCCTTGCGTAAGATTTTGTATAGCATAGGACAAAGCCTAATAACTATTTAGATTGTTTGGTCTCTTTGACCTCTTTCCCATAATTAGGACAATTCTTGTTTCTACACACACGGATTTTAAGATTTCCTTGTCTCTTAATCGTTGTTGCAGTTTTACATTTAGGGCATAACATTTTGATTACCTCCCATATTTTGGGCTATGTATTGTGCAAAGTCCGTAGCATCTTTGGTTGTTTCCATTATTTTTTGATTTCCAAGGTTGATTTGAGCATTGCTTTGTTCAATCTTTGTCTTTGCCTCGGTATACATATTTGCTACCAAAGATTTAAGTTTGTTATTCTCTTGAATAACGGCTACTACCTTGTCTACGGTCTCTTTTTGTTGTTGAATAATTTGAGTGCTTTGTGTTAACTGCTCTTCGGCTTGTTTTAGCCTTTGAGTGAGTTGTGCTACTTGGCTCTTCTCATCTTCCTCAATTCCTTTGAGGATTTCCGTCTTGTTAGAAAGTGCATCTTTTGGATATGCCTTCAAGTAGGTTTTCATTGATATCAAACCTTTGGCAAGTAATACGTCAAGAGCATTGATATCTCCGGCAGCACTTGACTTTGTTCCAGCCGTAGCCTCTACAACTACTTCAAAATCAACTCCTTGATAATCGGCACTATTGAAGATATCCGTCAACTCTACTTCTTCCTCTTGTGGTTGACCAAAGTCATCTAAAATAGGTTTACCTAATTCATCTAATTTTGGCTCTACCGACTCATAGGTAAATTCCTTTTCCTTGTAGTAGAGTTTGAAGAATTGTGCTAACACCTTACCTTGTTTCTCTTTAACAAGCCAGAAGGTGTCTTTTAATTCTTCTATCGGTTGTTGTGCTTGTGATTGAAGTTGTGCTATTGCTGCACCACTCATACCTGCTCCAAGTGTTTCCCCGGTCATTACCTCACTTGCTCCCGTCACTACTCTTGTGAGTTGTGTTAAGGTGTCTACAAGTTGCAAAGGTTGGCTTTGGATTACTTGTTCCGTCATCTTCCTAATACCATTACCGGTTTGAGAATAATCAATAAGCACTTGACCCGGCTCATTGTTTATCACTTGCCCTTTAAGTGCATTAGGGTCAACTATGTATTTACCCCAAGCAATCTCTTGTGCATTAAGCAAAGACATTGCAAGGTTAAAGTTGATTGATTTTTGGTTAGGTATAATACCTTCTACTTCCCCAAGCCCATAAATAGACTTTTCTCTAATCTCATAGTTTCCTACTACGATAGGATAAAGGTATGCTTTTGTGTTATCGGTAGTAAGAGGTTGAGTTTCGTGATTGTCTGGTAAAGAGTTGTTTGGAGCATCTTCTTCAAATCCATACTCTTTGGAGATTGCTTGAATATCCGGAGCAAGAGGAGTAGGCTTGTTTATAATCGTTGTTCTTGTAGCCTTTTCCCAATACACCTCTCCATTTTGACGGAAGTATCTTGTAAGGACTGTGCAAAGTTCATTGCCTTCTTGCTCTATCGTTCCATACTTGCTATTACTCTCATCTGCTACAATGGTATCCGGGTCTACACCCTTATCACACTTCGCTCTAACCGATTTGATATCTTCACGAGATGCAATCAATATCCATTTTTGCTTTTGTTCGTCAAGTTCGGTAGGATTTGAGAAGAATATACTCAACGGGTCTATAATCTCACACCTAACTCCACCGGGTTGACTTCCGTCTTTCCCCTTGGCTTCACTATCCCAATAGTAGTGGTAGAAGTAAGAGCCTTTCTTAACACCGTCATCAATAGCCTTCTTGTCAAGTGCTTCTTGCCCTATTTCTTTTTGGATATAAGCAGCAAAGTTGTTAAACTTCTCTACGTCTGCACTTTCGTTTTCGGCTTTATAAATGATTTTTACCGGAGTAGAAAGGATTGCACTCTTTTTACTCCTACATATCATCTTGACTATATTCACTACCGGACGAGGTAGGTTTTTAGTGTTTTTGGTTGGTGCAGCCCATTGTTTTCCTTCGTAGAAGTTTACGAAGGTAGGAAGGTTTTTGGCAAGCCCACTATTTTGCTGATAGGTTAAACCATTTTGATAATCTTCCCATAAGGTTGTAGTTTCTCTTTCGGTTGTATTATCCATTTGCACCCTCCTCTCCGTTTAGCCACTCACTTAATATTTGAGAGGTAGAAACAGGCTCATTATCTTGTTGCATAGTCTTTTGAGAGATAGTTCGTTTGTTCAACTCTTCTTTTAACTCTTTTACTTCTTGCCTCAAGAGAGCATTTTCTTCTTCTACTTTCTTTAACCTACGGAATATAAGTAATTTTTTGAAAAACTCTTTCATTAAAAATCCTCCCAACTCATAAAGTTGCTATTATCGTTTTCACTACTTGCAAAGTTTCTTGTAATGAAGTCATCATCTTGAGGCTTTTCTTCAATCCATTGTGTGGTTTGTTGACTTGATACAAAGTGCGCTATTGCTTTTGCCATAACTAAATCGTCGTGAGCGCCTTCTATTGCCTCCATTTTCCCATTGTCTTTCTTTACAAAAGTGGTCATCTCTTTGAGTGTTTCGGTATCCACCTCAATGGAAGGGTCTCTCATAAGTTCAACAAGTTCTCCTATGATTATAGGCTTTGTCTTTCGTGTGGTTTCAAAGCCATATACCCTTTCTACTTTCTTGGATACTTCATCAACTCTTTCTCTCAAATAAAGGTTTGTATAGCCATACTTTTGAATAACTCTTATAGGGTGTCTACTATAATTCGTTTCAATTCCTATGAGAGCATCATTGTAATACTTGGCAAGACATAACATTTGCTCTCCATACAAATCTTCATCTATCTTTTGTTTTCGTAATGTGGCTACCGTTCTTCCATTAGTATTATCAATCATCTTCCCGGTAAAGTAGTCAATTCCCGTTCCGGCAGTATCTCCACCAAGGACATAAGGACATTTTGCTATGATTATCTTTTCATCATTGTCATACTTCACTCTTGGCTCTTCGTGGATTGTGATATATCCGTCTACTCTTTCTTCAAACTCTATATCTTTTATTTGCCACTCTATATCTACCGTTTCCCCTTTGCTATCCTTTATAGGGTTGGCAATCTTCTTGTAGGTAAAATAACCTTTTTTAAGGGGTTGCAAGGCTTGACAATGGATTATTTGATTGACTAATGC